CATGGCAGGAAGCATGGGAAAAGTTTGAAGCTAAACAGGAATTGTTTTGATGACAAAAAAAGAAAGAATAGAAGCTGCTCAAAAACGTATCGAGGAGCTAAGAAAACTTATCTCGGAGTGGACTAAAAGATGAGATATATACTTGATGTCTCAGGTAGAGACTTAGAGCTAATTAAAGCTTCTATTGTCAACTTTGAAAGGTCATTAGAAATGTCATCTCAAGGAGATTTTGAACATCTTATTGATGAACTTAATGACACTTATTTAAGCTTGAAAAGACAAAAAAACAAACAATTAAAAGCAAAACTAAGAAGAAAGTGGGGTGTTATTTCATGAAATGTCTTTACAGAGAACTTGATCGAAGAAAAAAGTATCTCATAACAAAATTGAATAATGAGATGGGACATCTTGCAGATTTATGGTTTGCACAGGAAATAACAGATAAAGAATATGTTGTAAGGTTTGAAAATATAAATAAACGTGTTAGAGAGCTTGAAGGTTGACAAGCCTATTTAGTGTATATACACTCTAAAGAGTATATGTCTCTAATTCATTAAATGACCCTTACAACTTATCCAATGCGTGAAAAGAAACCACAGCAAATCGGAAATTATCTCTTAGATGAGATCACACCAAAAGCTCTTAAATTAGAAATGGAGCAAAACAAACACGCACTTTCTGATCGTATTTTGCAAGATCCTAGTTGGGAATCTTTTGTTTGGAATGGCACTTTGCTCACTTCGCCAATGATGGCTTTAAGAGGTGCTGAAGAACATGGTCTGAACCAAAACAAACCAATTCCTATCGCTGATATTGTTAATTCAGTTAATAACTATTTAACTTCATTAGGTAAGAAAACAATTACTGATAATTCAGTTTTATCAAACCTTAAAAAGGCAGCTAAATATCTAAATACTGCTTACAACCTGGTTTTAAGACCTGATAGCTTAAACATGACTGTGACTTTATTAAGTGCTGCTGCTACTGATAAAGAAATAGCTAAATGGTATAACCAGATGGAATCTAGGTTAGAAAAGATTATTACACTTGCACAACACGCAAAAAATAGTGATTTTGAACATTTACCATCATTACCTTTAGCTAAACAGAAGTTTTTAAAACTTAATGAAGCGTTCAATCTTGAAGCAGGTAACAACAATGAGTAATGCAATAATCCCTGAGATTGTTGGTCAAACGGAGATTCTTGAAGAGTCTCCTATGACAGAACAAGAACAAAAAGAACTAATTGAAACTGAAACAGTAATTAAAACTTCTTTTCAAGGAAAAATGGAAAGAGATTTAGCCATTGGTGCTGCTCTTTTAAAAATAAAAAGACATAAACTTTATCGAGGAATAAAAGGTGGTCGTTCTTGGCCTGATTACTTGAAAGAAGAATCAAGTAAATTAACTGGAAGTTCATCCCCAATAACTCAAGATTCAGCAAGAGATTTGCGAGGTTTTTATGAGTTTCGTTGCGAAATATTACAGCAATCTGATAATTGTCAAATTTTACCAACTAATAAATCTCAGGTAAAACCATTTATAAGTTATTTAAAAAATCCTAGCGAAGCTGTTGAAATTTGGAAAACTGCTTGTTCTGAGGCTGGAAGCAATAAAGTACCTACTTATCATCAAGTAAATAATGCTTTTTATTCATATAGAGCCAAAATAAATTCATCACAAAAACAACCAGAATTAAAATCAGATAATAATGTTGAAAAAATTTCTTATACAGAACCTTCATACCAAACATCCACAAATACGAGTTACGAACAACCCAAAACTACTACTCCAGTATGGGAACAGGAACGAAACACACAAGAAGTAGATCCTTACTCTGAATGTAAGAAATTACATGATGTTTTATATGAAGCAGAAAAAAGTTTACAAAACTTGCATGGTGTTCTTTATCATCAGATAAATAAATATGGAAGTGCTTATTTACATCAAATGAAACAGTTTGATGCAGGACTATATTCTGTATCAGATATTGATGAAAAGATAGATGAGTTGCATGAACAAACAGCTTATCTTGTTGATCTTTTGCAAAAAGAAGTAGAACCTAATGATCTTGTAAATAATGAATGAGATAACGATAAGGGTCGTAGGAATTCCTGCTCCTCAAGGATCTAAAACTCTTACACGTTGGGGTGCGATGATTGAGGCATCTAAAAAGGTAAAACCTTGGAGAACTGATGTAAAAGAAGCTGCTTTAGAATGTTATTCATCAGGAGCATTAAACTTACCTGTAAAGGCAGATATAGAGTTTGTTTTTCCTAGACCTAAATCACATTTTGGATCAGGTAAAAATGCAGAAGTATTAAAACCTTCAGCACCTAAATACTGCACAAGCAGAGGTAATGGAGATATTGATAAGCTTGCAAGATCAACTTTAGATGGATTGTCTGTTAGTGCAGGAGGAAGTGTATTAGAAGATGATTCTCTTGTCGTTGAACTTAATACAAAGAAGAGATATATAAATAAAGATGAATTACCAGGAGCATATATTGCAATATCCTCTATTTGTGATTAGTATACTAATAGTATACTAATACTTAATTAAACATGACCACCACAACTCTACCTAATCTAGCTGGGGTAATCAAAACTACTGATATCTATAAAAAGATGAAGTTTGATTATGTCGCTTGGGCTAAAACTGCACAAATACTAAGAGAACACGCTCCAGGTTGGCAGTTCTGTCTAGATAAATCCACTTCTGAAGAAGGTATATCATCTTATATTTTTAAAGCTCCTGATGAAACTGGTTTTCTTATGGGCTATTTTGAAAATATAGATACAGGTGTTAAAACCACTCTTTTCCCTTTTGCAATAACAGATAACGCAAATAGACCTCTACAAAAGATTTCTTCTGTTAACTTTCAAAACTCACATCGTAGATGTCTTTGTGCCTGTGCTTGTTTTACCTTTGGTTTAGCTTATGAACTTTGGGCACAGATTGAAATTGATGAGGCAAAACAGGTTACACCCGAACCTAAGAAAGGTATTACGAGAACTCCTACAAAACCTAAACAACAGCCTGATCCCGTTGAATCTATTAAAGATAAGAACTATGGTAACCCTATAGCAAAACCTGCTTTAGATGCTGTCGTATCAAAGATCATGAGCTTATCTCAAAAGTATCCTGATAAAAAAGATGAAGTTTTAAATAAATACAAAAAACAATTTAACATCACAGCAGAAAGAATTGGTGCTGCTGACATAAGAACTGCTGAACAAGGTAAGTTCCTTACACTTTTAATTAATGAAATTGACTCATCCTTATGACTCAAGAAGAAGCAGAATTTGCAGGGAAACAAGTTCTAAATCAACTTCAAGAACGCAAGCTAGATCGCCATAAAGATTACAACAGAAACATCTTTTCAATTAGAACTGATGATCTTCTTGCAAAACAAATAAGGACTTATTGTAAAGACAATGATGTTCCTCCAAATCAATTTATCAAAACTGTTTTACAAAATTATTTCAATGACTAATTCTCAATTTAATCCAGCACTTCCACTACCTATCAAATTCAACATAAATGATGGTAAATTTGGAAATCAACTTACTTTATGTATTCCAGTTGAATCTGTTACACATTTCATGGAACATATACAAAACCTAGTAAATACAAAACAATCAGATGGAAAAGTCTACGATTTCTCAAAAAAAGAAAACGTTCAAACAAAATGTATATATATCAACGCTAAAGCGTTGGAAGGAGACTACGGGGTTTATGGCACTATTAATCCCCAAAAGATAGAAGGTGCTCCTAATACTCAAGGTCTATTTTAAAATTATTTACAAAAGGCATATGTTTTTTACTATGCCTTATATTTAAAAAATGAAATCAGTAAGAAAGTCTGTTGTTAAGTTACGCAAACTTAAGGAAATAAGACGTAAAAATTTACAAAAAAACTTATTAGATGTTCAACTCAAAGGGCAAGATCATTATGTATTTATAAATGAAAGAGGTAAAGCTCAAATAGTATCAAATGAAGGGAATTGGATTAGCGAACATATAAGAACTGCAATACTTAAATTTAATTATGAAATTGACAAGATAGATAAATTATTTATTAGAGACTTTACTAATGAAGAACTTAACGAGTACGAAAAAACTTTGCAATAGGATTTGTTGGTTTTCTTTTTTGTTGTCTCATTTCTTTAACAACACGATTAGCTTCTAGTTCTATAAGCCTATTAAGTAATGAAGCCATAAAAATATCTTGATCAAACTTTTTCCTAACCATATGTGTGCAATATCTTTTTACATTATCCAAATCATTACTTTTCATTATTTCTCTACATTGCATTTCGATCTCTAGCTCCAACTCTGGAGGTGCTGGTTCTATATCAATGTTGAGAAACTTAGTAATTTTCATTTTACTGGAAATAATTTTTCTTCAATCATTTTGACGATTGCATCATCAACATCATTGTCTGATTTGGCTGCAAGGTCCTTTAATAGACTTAAAGCTGCTCTACGCAAAGATTCAGATTTACCGAATTTGATAAATAGATTGATTAAAAATTTTGACATAGTGTTTTATGTTCTTTCCCAAACATACCAAAGATTAACGATTTTGACCTTCTAACCTACTTACCTCCTTTTCAAGTTGATTTACTCTTCGGAACAATTCGATAATATCCCTATCTCTTCGGCTACTAATATTAGATAAAACCATAACAAAAGCCGTTGCTGCTACTCCAATTAATACAGGATAGATCTCAGACATTGCCTTAAAGTATAATTATGCCTAGTATGACTAATAAATCCTAGTTATGGCAGAAGAAGTCAAAAAAAATCCACTCAAAAAACTCAAAGAAACAATTGAGGACAAAGAAGAACAATTAGCTTTTATCTCAGTTGTAGTAAGGCTTGTTGTTGTTGCTTGGAGTGGGTTTATAGTTTCTCTGAACTACATTTCAATCCCAGGATATAGCAACGAACCAAAAGATATTACATTCCCCGCTTCTCTGTTAACTGGTGCGTTAGCCAGTTTCGGCCTTGAAGGTGCTAAAAAAAGAGGTGATGGGACATTTAAGCCAGAAGATAAACCATTGAATAAGAAAGAAGTAGAAGCGTTACTAGCGTCACAATCAGGAGGTTATCAAACAATTAGAATAGAAACACCCATCAAGATTCTTGGTGCGGAAGTCGTAGACAAAAAAGAGGACAAAAAATGAAAAAACTTCTTGCCTTTTTATTCTTAATGTCAGCCCCAGCTTATGCTGATATAACTTCAAAATTTACATCGAGCGTAAGTGTAAAAGTTGATGCTGCTATGACACAGGCAACACGAATTGGTGCCTCATATAGTGCGTCTGGAAGTAATATCGGAACAAGTAATACAGACGATCAAATTGGAGGACTAACTGTAAGCAATAGTGAAGTAACTCTTAATGCTGGAAATTATTCTATTAATGGTTGCGGAGCAACACCAGCTAACTGTGCAAGTACATGGTCATTAACAGAATCATTCACAGCAGCAGATACGATTCCATCAAATAACGGAACAGAAAATACAACAATTACTGCTGGAACAGTTCCTAACTTTGGTAGCGTAATTTCAACTGTAGCTGGAAGTGGAGATGGGTTTGCTGGATCTATCACATCAGGTCACGGGATCACAGGATTACATGAAGGAGATGCAGGATCTACTGTTACAGGACAGTTTGTAACGGAGTTAACCATAAGATGATTTATGAAAAAACTTTTATTGTTTTTTTTGTTATATGCCATACCAATTAAATCTCAACCCGTTGTACCAAATTTTACAACTGGTACGATGTCCAGTACCACGAATACAACTACATCTATAAATGAGACTATCACTTCTACAGATTATCATGGTAATTCTTATGAATATACTGTTACTGGATTGGGTGTCACAACCGATGGATCAGTCGCTCCAAATACAACGGATGTTAATGGGACAGTAGGTGGGCAAAGCTATACATGGACAGGATTAGATCTAACAACAGAAAACAAACCAGTATTCAATCTAACGAATCCAAATTCTGGAAACGCATTTCAATTCACAGAAACTTATCGTGGCCCAGGTGGGGTATCAAACGTGACAACGATCCAAAGAAATATAGAATCAACAAGCGTAGTCACAAGTACCTCAGTGTTCTCTCAATAGTTCTACTATCACCAGCACAAGTGTTGGCCAACGCTGTAAGTCAATCTAATAATGGCTCGGTAACGAATATGGCTATACAATCTCTGACAGGCAACATGACAACTAATCAATATGGTGGGAATATTGTATGTCAAGGGCCAACTCTTACAATTAGCCCCTTTTCAACTTTTGGAGCGAATTACCAAAAACCTTATCGAGATTTTTATTCGACTCCTGTTTATGATCCTACTGATGCAGATGAAGATGGAGTACCTGATAATCCAGGGAATATTCTTTATTATCAGCAAAATTATTCTGGAACAAACAAAGATAGTTATGCTTTGAATTTTGGAGTCTCAGCATCTTTTAGTATCCCATTAGATCGTGGATTACAGAATCAATGTAAATCTGCTGCTGATACACAGATAAATATACAAAAACAAGTATTAGAGAACAAAAGGCTTGATTGGCAGATTGCAAGAATCCGTGAATGTGGAAAGTTAAAACAAGAGGGCATAATGCTGACTACTGATAGTCCATTTTTTAATATCTGCAAAGATGTTTATTTAGTACCAAAAGCAAATCAAGTTATCCCACATACTCATAAATTAAAGCAGTAGACAAGCACGGGTTGAAACTTGTCTACCTAGACGCCCTATCCATTGCCTTGTCGAATAGGGTTTTTTTATTCTACCTTATCTTTCTTCTTTGTAAGTTTCTTTAAGATATTTTTTATAGCTGGTTTGATTATATTGAGAATAAGAGGGCTACTCGCAGCCACAAGGCCAATAACAGCAGTAGAAACAATAGTGCTCGGTTCTGGGATGTATTGATCCACAAAAGGAACGTCTTCATATAGAGTTATGCACTCAATCCCATCATCACCTCTTTCATGTCCGATGACACGCTCCAATCGTTTTTCGTTACGAAAGTCGCCTACTCTCTGATCTTTACTACCTGGGCAGGGTTCTATTTTTATCTGCTCTTTTTCTTTTGGAATATCAGGAATTTCAGGTGTCGTAGATTTTGGAATATCAGCATTATTGACAGGCTTTTCTTTCTTTTGCTCTACAATTTCAATTTTTTTCCTATCATAATTTATTGGAACGAAAGAAGGTATTTTTCCTTCGGGGCAGCTATAAAACGCTCCATTAATATCATCTTCTATTATCTGTGTATTTTTTACTGAAGCATCTCTATGAGTTTTTACACAACCTGGGAGATCAATATTAGGTAATGGTACGTTTAGAACAGGTAAAGGAGTAGAGATATAGCTATTAATTGTTGGAATCTCTGGAATTACGATCTCAGGTATTTCAATCGTAGGCATTTCTAGGAAGATAAACCTCTACATGGGAATAGCATTTAGGACAGGAAAGATTAGTTACCATACTGTATTCAGCAGATGAACAGGGATAATCTTCTTCATCCATACTGTGATCTCCACCCCAGATCAATTCAGTTTTACAGTGCCAACAATTCATTTTTTAAGAAAAGGAATAGATTGTCCTGTTGTACTTGGTAGAGTGTTATCTAACATTTTTGGCATAAGTCCTTGTACTTTATCCAAAACTTTGTTCATCATTTTTGTCTGAAACTGTTCTGAAGTTACATACTTGTAACCAAAGTACGCTCCACCACTCATGGAAGCTACCATTACAAATGAGACAATACTCAAAATGTTTGCGATTTTTTGAAACATGGTCAAAGAAGTTCTTAATAAAATGGTAGCACCACTTACTCTGATGGTGCTGTTGCTTCTTGTGGGGTTGATGCCTCTGTATCTGATGGCTGGTTTGCTACGGATGTCTCTTGAATCTCAAGAATCTGCTGTTCCAAAATCTTCATCGCACCGTTAACTTCGTGCAAGGCAATAGTAAGATTTTGCCTTTCAACAGCTAGTTGCTGTAGTCTTTCTTGTAGATTCATAATTTAGTAGAGTTTTTTACCAGCAGTAATAGCAGCATCTATATCTGTAAAAGATTCAGATGTCCAGATAGATGTTGTACCATCAGTTTTCTTGTAGTCCTTGATGATCTCAAGATGCTCTACATTACGCTTGATTTTGTCTTTAAAATCAGCATCAGTTTCATCTGATCCTTGAGCAGTACCGATAACAGTTACGCTATCACCAGCAGCAGAAAAAATTGCTGCAATTTCATCTGCGGTTCTTTCTTCCATAATAAAAAATTAGGTTACTTTTAGTTTACCCTGCTTCGAGGGCTGTGACTTTTACGGATAACTCTTGTACTGCTTTTACTAAAGGCATGATAAACATTTCATACGAAATAGCTTGCTCTCCATTTTTATCTTCACTCCAACCATTAAAGTCTGTAATATTTAATTTATCCAAAGCAGCTTTTACTTCTTGTGCTATAAAACCATACATTTTATTTGTATATGCAGCTTCAGTAATATCAGCGTCATAACCTACAAATGTCTCTGGTAGTTCAGAAGGTGCTTTCCATTTATATGTTACTGTTCTTAATTCATTAATAAAATTTAATCCGCAATCAGTATTTGTACTAATATCTTTTTTCTTTCTTTCATCTGAACTTCTAGCCCACGATGCGTTGCTGCTGAATTGGTTGTAAACTCTTCCACTACTGTTATTTCCAAAAGTAAAATATTCACCTCCAAGACTTGTTAAATCTCTACCAATAACAATAGCGTTACTTTCATTTCCATTGTTTCCAGTGTTATATCCTACATGAACATTATTAGTTCCTGATGTGATTTGGTTACCTGAATCAGCACCTACCATTGTATTTTGTCCACCAGTTACAGCACCTCCAGAACTCTTACCAACAAAAGTATTATGTGAAACAGTTACAGCCGCATCACCAGCTTTGTGACCAATAAAAGTATTATTATTTCCTGTCGTATTACTTTCACCTGCTTGATAACCCATAGCAATGTTACTACCACCAGTTGTGTTTGCTTGTAAGGTTTGAGTACCAATAGCGATATTTGGAGTTCCAGTTGTGTTTTCTTTTAAAGCTAAATAACCAACGGCTGTATTATTTGCAGCCGTTGTATTTTTCTCTAAAGCTTGAGTACCTACCGCAGTGTTTTCTGTACCAGTTGTATTGAAATAAAGTGCATCATTACCTACTCCAACATTATTACCAGCCGTAGTATTACTGAATAAAGATTCATCTCCTAATGCAGTGTTGCCTGCACCTGTCGTATTAGAACTTAATGATTGATAACCTATAGCAGTATTTTGATTCGCAGTAGTGTTAGCATCTAACGCTTGAGCACCAACAGCAGTGTTTCTAGTTCCAGTTGTGTTTGCTCCTAAAGCATTGTGACCAAAAGCACTATTGTCGGCTGCTGTTGTGTTTGAACCTAAAGCAAAGCGACCAATTGCATTGTTATTTGCTCCTGTGGTGTTAGCTATAAGTGCATAAGTTCCAACAGCTACATTTGAGTCAGCCGTTGTATTTGCTTTTAATGCTTCCATACCAATAGCAACATTTGTGTCGCCAGTAGTATTAGCATTTAAAGCTACAGAACCTACGGCTGTATTCTGTGTTCCAGTTGTGTTTGAATTTAATGCAGCAAAACCTATGCCTGTGTTATTATCGCCTGTAGTTGTTAAAGCTAATGCACTTGATCCAAGAGCAGTACATTTTTCTGATCCAGTTGCCGTTGTTAAAGAATTATACCCGATAGCCGTATTGTCACTCTGGTCTGTGTTTGCATCTAAGGCACTTGCTCCTACTGCTACGTTTCGTGTCCCAGTTGTGTTTGCTTTTAAAGCATGATATCCAACACCAGTATTGTTACTTGCTGTAGTATTTGCATCTAGAGATGCATATCCAATAGCTACATTATATTCACCTGTAGTATTTGTATCTAAAGCGTATCCACCAACAGCCGTATTTTGATCTCCTGTTGTCGTTAATCCTAATGCATCAAATCCAACAGCTACATTTTGTGATCCAGTTGTGTTTGCATCTAAAGCATTAGTACCAACGGCTGTATTATTTGTTCCAGTTGTGTTTTGATCCATCGTTTCATAACCTAAAGCAGTGTTATTACTTGCAGTTGTATTTGCAGACAAAGAACCAGCACCTAATGCAGTGTTATTTGCACCAGTTGTGTTTATTGTTAAGGCAACAGTACCTATTGCTGTATTGCTACTAGCAGTAGTATTAGCATCTAAAGCAAGAGAACCCACCGCTACGTTAGAAGTTCCAGTTGTGTTTGCTGCTAGAGCTAGTTTTCCGACAGCAGTATTGTTAGAAGCAGTTGTGTTTTGTTGTAATGAACCATGTCCTAAAGCAGTGTTATCACTTCCTGTTGTGTTTACTTGCAGAGCAGTAACACCTAAAGCATTATTACTACTTCCTGTGGTGTTTGCTCCTAAAGCCTCATATCCAACGGCCACATTATTACTTGCAGTGGTATTTGCATCTAAAGCATTAGTACCAACTGCGACATTACCTGCTCCAGTTGTGTTTGCTCCTAAAGCACTTTTTCCAACCGCAGTGTTGTTATCAGCCGTTGTGTTAGCATCTAAAGCTTCTGTACCCACTGCTGTATTAGAAGCTCCAGTTGTGTTCACTTGTAGTGCGTTAGAACCTAATGCTGTGTTAAAAGCTGCGGTTGTATTAGATTCTAAACATCTATTACCTACCGCAGTGTTTTGATTAGCAGGAGATACAGTATTTGCTGATAAAGCATTATATCCAATAGCTGTGTTACTAGCTGCTGTGGTATTTGCATCTAAAGCAGCAGAACCAACGGCTGTGTTTTGATTACCAGAAGTATTTGCTGTTAAAGCTTCTTTACCAATCGCTGTATTATTTCCACCAGAAACAGAAGCATCTAAAGCACTCTCTCCAAGAACAGTGTTACCAGCAACAGAGTTTGCACCTTTACCTACAGTTAAGGAATTTATTGTTGCATCAGCAGCCGAAGTTACACCACCAGTTAATGATCTTAAATCAATCCAGCCATCATTAGCTGAATTACGCATTTTTAATAAATTATTTCCTGTATCTGCCCAAAATGTATATGCTTTTCTATATGCTGGCTCGGCAGCACCACTATTCATTGTTAATATCGCATCTAATATATTATTTAAATCTCCACGGACATTGGCTCCTGTAGAATTTTCTACATCATAATCTGCATTACTAGGGCTGGTATTAGGTACTTGAGACA